GTTCAGGTTGTATTGTTCTTTCTTTGTAATTTGTTGATTTTCTTGCATTATTTCAGTTCTCTGGTACTAAATGGGGCAAATTGGGGGCAAACTTTGCAACTACGATAACCGCGCATTCAACATGGCTATCTGTTCGTCGTTCATGTCATCAATCCACATACCGTAAATTTCATACACCATCTGCGCAGTTTCATGCCCCATTTGGCTGGCTATAAATGCCGGGTTCGCTCCTGCCGTCAACAGCCAGCAGGCAAAAGTATGCCGCGTATGGTACGGATTACGGCGGCGAATACCAGCACGTTTTACTGCTGCATTCCACCTTGCCCCCAAACTGCTTACCGAGTAATAAGGTTTTTGTTTTCCGTTACACACCCTGGGCATGAAAACAAAATGCAGTTTTTGCTTTTCGGTTCTGCCGTACTCCCGATGATAAAAGGTGATTTCGCTTTTGCGATGATGCCCGGTCAGTTTGTATTGCTCCTTCAGTGCTTCAAGAGCAGGCTGCAGTAGTGTTACTGTTCGGATCCCGGCATTTGTTTTTGGGGGACCGAACATATCAAGTATCGTCAGGTTTCTTCTGACATTCACTATTCCCTTTTCGAGATCCACATCCTCCCACGCCAGAGCTGCCAGTTCCCCGTGACGAAGTCCTGAGTAAACGGCAAATTTCCACAAGTTCTGGCTCTGTCCTTTTTCACTTTCCATTAATGCATTGAATTCTGTTTTAGATAACGGATCAGGCTTTATTCTGTTTCGCTGTAATTTTTTTACTCCTTCAAATGGTTTAGTTGATATAAATCCCGACTGATACGCAAAACGCAACAGCGAACAGAGCAGGGCGATATAGTTATCAACTGTGCGCACGGTTCTTCCTTTTTTGTTGGATCTTGGATTATCCAGGTAAAGCGTTTCTCCATGCAGCAGTTCATTCCGGTAGTTTAAGATATCGCTATAACGAATATGTGATATCGGGGTACTTTCATAAATTATTATTCTGAGTGTTTTTAATTGTGATTTCGTTTTCTTCATTGTGTTTGTTGTTAACTCTGTCTCTTTAATTTTTGTCCAGATATCACAAAGCTCTCCGAACGTTTTTATGACTCTCGTTGTCACCATTTTTGCCCCAGTGCTGGACTGGGGAAAACGTCTTAAATACTCAAATTCACCGGAGTTTATTTCATGAACTATCAGCGATCTTAAATTTCCGGCCTTTTTAATATTACTGTTTGTAATCTCCCAGCCTTTTAATGTTTCCCGACATCGTTTTCCTCGAAACATGAACCAGATGCGAATGTATCTACCTCTAATCTCGACACCTGTTGGTAATTTAGACATATCATGAGTCTTTGATAAACTGATTTATCTTTGGATAGTTGTACCAGATAATCCCTCGTTTGCTGTCTGGCTTACCTAAAGGAGATACTCGTTTGAAGTGGAAGCCCTCCACCCAACAGTTCTGGCGGTATGCTTCAATTTGTCTGGCCCCCAGACCAGTGCGAAGCATCAGGCCGTATTCAACCATCCACTCTTCATTAAAGATTACTTGTGCCATCGCATCACCTCTGGCAGGCGCCAATGTTAGACTGAAATTGACGCCCGATGTTGATTATTAATAATCAGCTATGAAGTTTTAATTTGAATACAATGCAATTCTCGAGGACTGAAGTTTCTCGCAATTAAAATTTATCAGTTTTACTTTCTGCTCTCTGGAAACGCCTGCTTCTTTTTTACCTGAGAGCATTTTTTTGCATTCTGATTTCGTTAGTTTAGATTTTGAATATCTTGTCCAGTTAGTAGGAGTGCCACCTTCCTTTTCAATAGTGGCGGTAATTTTATACATGAACACCTCCATTATTATTTCCAGTGGTTCGTTTATTCCATCTTTCGAGTGCTTCTTTTTCACTTCCACCATAACCGGTTCGGGATTCGCATCCGTTACACTTCGCTCGGTAATATCCTGAAATGGCTTTCACCGTTACTGATGGACAACCACAAAATGGACATGGTTTAACATTGTCATATCTCATAATTTTTCTCATAAAAAATATTTCAAGTTGGCGGTGCATTACACCGCCAGGCTGAATTATTCCTCTGAATTATCGATTACACTGTATTCCCCGGTTAATACAGAGGAATCTGCAGGATCGATTGTCAGTGGTTCCTTTTCATCCATTGATACTGCACGCTGGATCTCAATTGATACGGGCAGATATTTGAACAGGCGACGAATAGCCGTTTTCTTTGCCATTTCTTCCCAGTGAGTTACCCACGGCCCGTTATTACCAGCTTTACTCAGGCTGCGCACCAGCTCAATCTGTTTGCGCGTCATAACTTCAAACTGAGTACCTCCGTCTTTCAGTCTTGCGACAGCATAGACGTGGGTAACCGGGGCATCTTCGTTTTCTCCCGGGCGGTGTATTAACTTTTCATCAAGGCCAAATTCGAAGCTAAACTCGTCACCTTCACGGACAACACGGGCTGACAGGCTGGCGATTTGACCAGAACGGCGAGCCAGATCAATCATGCCGCGATAGCCAATGATTAGCTGAACGTTCTTTTTACCGCTCTTTTCGTTTTTATTACCAAAAGGCAGTAAATATGCATGACCGAGGGCGCTACCTGGCTCAAGTCCGAGCTGTGAACACTGTACGATCGCACTGACAAAACTCATAGTGTCACAGTTTCCTAACGCCGGAACTTTACGAATTTCTGTGGTGGCGATACGGATCATACGTTCAGCCGTCATATGGCGTGGAAGAGCTGCTGCCAGTTGCTCTTTCATTGATGGCTGGTTAATAAAACTAATCACGTCGCTATTTTTAACTGCTGCTGGTGCACGGTTTCCCTGAGTTTTTTGCAGATCGGCTTTTGCGATTGGTGGTTGCTTAGTCATTTGCATATTCCTTAGCCCAGCGGGGCAGTGATAATGTCTTAATAGCTGGCCATTCATCGGTATTCAGGCAGTCAGACAGGGTTCGCAGATTGCGGTGATATTCCTGTTGACCTGCCAGTTTTGCTTCTTCGCCCATCATGAAAATTTCAACCGGATAACGTCCGCATTCAATAGTTGTGCTGGCAACCAGAAAAACGAAAGTTGGCTGCACTCCAAACTGTGCTTCATAACCGTCACTGTAGAATGCATCCTGAACGTGATAGCGGTAGTCGTAATAAGCGGTTTTGAATCGTTGAATATCCGCCGTAGTTTTCACGTCCATGATCCAGTGAAATTCAGGGATAATTTTGTCCGGACGGCACCGACACAAAATTCCTGTTTCAGGATCTTCCCAGTAAATTGATGATTCAGCGTGTCCGGCGCTTTCAACAAGCCATTGCCCCAGCGGCAAAGCCATAACGCTTTGATACATGAGTTCAATTTTCCGGCCTTCTTCCGCAGTGATAACCGTTTTTCCTGTGCTTGCGCATTCCATCAGAAACGCTTTCTCTTCTTCTTTTCCGGCGTTTGTACGGCGGTTAAATTCAGGTGCTACGATAAAGCGGTTACTGAATTCTTCCGGTTCAAGTACCCGGCAGTGGAAAGCAGTTCCTAAATCGAGCGTTTTTGTCTTTGTGGTGTCCACGGGGGCATTTTTACGCCACAAATATAGTGCCGGAGTATCAGCAATGTCATCGAGCTGAGACTTACTGATACCGGGACCCGCGTGGTAATTCTCATTCGAAATTCCGTAATAAATACCTGGCTCTATGTCTTCTACGATTACGGGATCTGCGACTTCGCCAGTTTCATCACTGCAATCGCGATGCGGATCGCTGCCAGCATTCTCATTGTGCGGATGTTCAGCGCCTTCCATTTCCTCCGGATCATTTTCCTTAGCTTCAACCTGACTCTCTTCATCGAATGTTTCCTGGTATGTTGCGTCGCCCATCACCGCACCACAGTCAGGGCAGTTATCCCCGCCAGTCTGGCCGCAGGCATTGCAGGCTATTTCCGGTTCCTGTTGCACTACTGGCTCAGGTTGATTCATATCTGGGCTGGTTTTTTCCGTTTCTGGCTGGTTCTGGTACACACAATCGCGAGTCTGGATCCCCTTTACCCATTTCGGATCGTTCGGGTCGCTAATTCCGTCAACAAATTCACCACGTGATGCAGCAAGCAATTTATCGGCATCGACAGGATTTTTTGATGGAATGTTTTTCCGGGCTTCATGGAGTTCTGCCCGCAGTTCCTGATATTTCGCATCAACAGAATTTACCTGTGACTGAGCATCCAGCGGCTGCGTGTCCTGATGATGTTCAGTTGCGTCCGGTTCCATTGTTTCAGCCTCTCCCTGTTCAACTGCCGTTGTTCCAGATGGTTGCGGTTTTTCTTCATCATCCTGTTTTCCTTCTTCTGTTACTCGCTGCGGCATCGGGGCAGAGGAGCGACCGCAGGCAATATCCACGATTTCCGGATCAGGGTTGGCATGATCGGTTTCAGTCAGTACTTTGTTCAGATATTCAGTGACGTGCGCGGGGATGACCTCGATCCCAATTGGTGCTTCTTTTACGGACGCAACCACGATGGCGCGGGAATAATCCAGCCCGCCAGGCATGGTGATGAATTTGTCGCGGAAAACAGAAAAGGGCGGTTTATTTTCAGCGATAATTTCCTCAATGCGTTTAGCGTGTGCCGGATGAAGGTTATAGATGTCCAGATCCATTGAACGGGCCAGTACGCCAGTGGCTACGTCGCGCGCCAGTGACGTCAGATCGTGTACGAAACCTTCGCCGCGATCGGTGAGGTTTCCGCCGCCAGCATTAGCACCGGAAGCCGTGCGAGTGATGTGTGAAACACGATTACCCTTCATCCACTCTTTTGTCAGCAGTCCTCGATCGGTGTAGTCAGCGTTCAGGTATGCTTCGAAAAAAGCAGTTATCAGTCCCAGGTTTGAATTACCAGGATTAGGGAAAACTTTGTCAGTGTCACGAACCAGTTTGTGGAGTTCGCGAATTTCCAGCGGGTCGAGCAGGCTGGTTTTGTGGGAAACAGCCAGGGCAGTAACAGCCGGTAGTTCTTCAGCCCGAGCAATGTGTAATGCCTGGAGTCCGTCGCGTGAAACGTGCGTTACCGGTTTTTCGCTGCCGTGTTGAGCAAGCCAACGAATGGGCAGTTCCTGGCCAGAAATTGGGAGTAGCATATTCTCCTCAATCTCAGTCATGTCTTCGCCGTTGACGTTGGTATTGCCTTGATAGTGAGCGTTGTCTGGTGCTGCTCCCGGTTTTAGTTCCCATGTCATGGAGTCTTTGCTGAGTTGATAGCGTTCACTCCAGGTAAAATCGATCTCACCTTCAGCGGGCAGGTCATTAACGACAGGAAAATTCGTGGCAACAGCTTTAAAATAGCTGCTCAGTTTTTTACCTGACTTAACGATCAGGTAGTCCAGAGTGGCACAGGTCGATTCAAAATCGTTGCTTGCCCACAGGACGACGTCAGGTTCACCGGATGATTTTTTCGCTTTCCGTAACAGGAAGAGTGGTTTTGTGCTCATTGTTTTTTAACCTCAACTCAGATTAAAATTCGTTTTGTTCAGTGAATGATCTTGCCGGATACACACTGTTCATAGCCTGCGCCATACGCAGGCTATTTCTTTCAGATTTCACCTTTTAATTTCATTGCAATTAGAGTTGCCAGAAATTCGGCTTTTTTTTCTGCGGGCAGATTCTTTCCGATATGCACCAGGCACATTTTTTTGACACCTTCATCAAGTGTTTTTACGTTGCCTGATGGACCATCGATATCAACCACAGTGAATGGGGTTTCTTTATTTTCTGTTTTAATTACGTAGCCAATGCGCTTTCCTTCCAGATTCACCTCGTGAACAATGTCATCGGTAGTTACAACAGTGGCTTCATAATTGGTAATCATGTTTTTCTCCTTAATTAAGGTTGAGCGAATACCTGCCATTTCTGGCATAAATTCAGTTTCGAATAGTCAATTAATTAAAGTTCATGTGCCATCTGGTCTTTTTCGGCACAAGCTTCACTGCAATATTTTCTCGGTTCGTCTTTTGATAAAATCCCGTGCATGAAGTGAAGCATTCTTTCAATAGCTTTGCTTTCTTCAACGTCTTTTTTGCAAAGGTGGTAAGCACATTTTATTTTCTTAGTCATCACCATGACTCCGCCTTTACAGGTAAACCATCACGACCGAGGAAGACTTTAATCATGCGGTCAGTAATGCATGTTTTTGTGGTCAGGTTACGAATATATAGTTTTCGCTTTTTAATATTGTTTGCCGAGGCAATATATGTCCGGCCTTCATGAAGAACATAATCGCCAGGAGTCACACACTGACGTGGTATTTCATCAGTTCCGAAGTGATGTGCAATCATAATTATCTCCATTTTTACAAATGAACTTTGTTGATGCGGTGCCTGGTGCCTCCAGGTGACTGCAACCAGTTAACAATTACAGTCGGCTTTCCCACCCAAACCAATAAGGACTAACATGACTTTTAACTGTGCCACGTGCGCTTAGCCGCATTCACCGCATCACAAAATTCACTTTAAAAAGGGCGGACATCAGCCGAACTTCAAGAAAAAAACTGATGCCGCCAGGACTACACACAGCAATGTCGTTATTTACAACCGGAGGCGCACTCCCACCATTTAAATTTAACAGACAAGACCGACTCTTTATGGATATCGGAAATGCGCCTTCGTGTTGTGCCCGGTTTTATTTCACCACCTCCGGGCTTCGGTGGTCTCGGCTATACCCCTACAGCGAGAGCTTGTGTTAACATTTCAATACCCTTACAGTTGAGAGTTATTGATATGTTGGATGTATTTACTCCATTGTTGAAACTTTTTGCTAACGAGCCACTCGAAAGACTTATGTATACGATTATCATTTTTGGTCTCACTCTCTGGCTGATACCGAAAGAGTTTACTGTCGCATTCAATGCTTATACTGAAATACCTTGGCTCTTTCAGATTATCGTTTTTGCCTTTTCTTTCGTGGTCGCCATTTCCTTCTCAAGATTGCGAGCACATATTCAAAAGCATTATTCATTACTACCAGAGCAACGAGTATTGCTTCGTTTATCTGAGAAAGAAATCGCTGTATTTAAAGATTTCCTTAAAACAGGAAATCTTATTATCACTTCTCCTTGCCGTAACCCGGTTATGAAAAAATTAGAACGGAAGGGCATCATTCAACATCAGAGTGATAGCGCAAACTGTTCTTATTATCTCGTCACCGAAAAATACTCCCATTTTATGAAGTTATTCTGGAACAGCAGGAGTAGACGTTTTAATCGTTAGCTTACTGTGTGCTTCTCCAACCATCGGCGCGCACCAGTTTCGGTTTTAAATGTTTTGCTTTTGGTATACGTCATGGCAGTGAACGTTCCATCCTGGTTGGGGAACACGCCGCACACCAGGGATTCGTTGTTGCCGAGGTCGATTTTTTGCATTTTGCGAATCTCACATCTTGTTGCTACGTATAGCGACTTCTGCCTGCCAGAGATCCCAGTCGTTGCTGCGTAAAGCCTGCACAGCCTGGTTGTAAGTGATACCGCAACAATCCATCAAATACTGAACTACTTCGTAATGCACCATCTTATCTATCCCCTTAACGCCGGGTGGCGGAACTAACTGCTGCACTGCAAAATTTGAATCCCGCCGTCATGTTCATACGCCTCGGGCTGGCTACTTAACCCCTGACCACTGCCTGGTAACTCGAAGTATTGCCCGGCGTTCTGTGGGGCGGGGTGGGTTGGTAGGTATATAATGTACTTTGTGTTCATCATTGTAAAGTACTTTAAGTACATTTTATGTATAAAAAAATGAGACGGGATAAAGTGAAGCACAAACCCGGAGGGGGACGCTACCGGATTTATGCTGGTTTAAGAGGCTTTTTGTTTTTTCTTTCGTGCTAACTCTTCGTAAATTGCATTGTACTTCTGTTTTTTCTCCTCAAGAGTTTTTAAAAGTTCATCTGTCTCACTGTCAGGGAGCTCGTCCAGAAGGTCAATGATGATTTTTTGTCTTGGATTTAACTCCTGATAGAAACGTATCTGTCCACTTTCTTCTGTATCCTCTCCCAAAAGATAGGTTGGTGTTGTTCCAATGAGTGTTGCTAATTCCCTTAATTTCTCTCGGCGAGGAATTGTTTCACCATTAAACCATTTGCTAACCGCTTTTGGTGTTAATTTCATTCGACGGGCAATTTCTGCCTGCCTTCCATGTTGTTCATAACCAGCGTTTTCACAGGCTAGCGCAAGCCTACTGGCGAACTCTTTACGCGCTTTATCTTCATGAACCATAAGTTCAATGATATTCGCTCTTGAATGTACTGTCAGTTCTGTTATAGCATGTACTCAAAGTTCACATTGTGAGGATGATATGAACCAGAAAACACTTGAAGATGTAATCAAAACTGTTCGCGTTTCTGTTGTGGCCGACGTTTGTGGTGTCAGCCAAAGAGCAATCTACAAATGGATGGATAACGGAAAATTGCCTCGCACAGAATATACCGGCGAAACAAATTACGCTGAAAAAATCGCTCATGCATCAAACGGATTATTTTCTGCCGATGCAATTTTAACTATTGGCAGAAATAAAACTACTACGAAAAAGCTGATGGGAGTTGATTCATGAAAATCAAGCATGAGCACATCGAATCAGTGTTGTTAGCCCTGGCAGCCGAAAAAGGGCAGGCGTGGGTCGCTAACGCAATTACTGAAGAATATCTGCACCAGGGGGGCGGCGAATTGCCCCTGGTACCAGGCAAGGACTGGAACAATCAGCAGAATATCTATCATCGTTGGTTGAAAGGTGAAACGAATGCGCAAAGGGAAAAAATTCAGAAACTGATCCCTGCGGTTCTGGCAATTCTTCCTCGCGAGCTGCGTCACCGACTCTGCATCTTCGATACCCTGGAACGCCGTGCATTACTGGCGGCACAGGATGCACTGAGTACGGCAATTGATGCGCATGATGATGCAGTCCAGGCCGTTTACCGTAAAGCACATTTCAGCGGCGGCGGTTCTCCTGGCGATTCTGTCGTAGTGCATTGATTGAAATTAATCGTACCGAACTGTTTTGTTCGGTATCAGTTAAATGTAACGCTGCGAGCGTTACAAGGTGAAAACAAATGGCTTCAAACTGGATAAAGCTCGAAGTTATTACGCCGGATAAGCCGGAAATATTCAGGCTTGCTGAGATTCTGAATATTGATCCAGATGCCGCATTAGGGAAAGTCATTCGCTTCTGGGCATGGGCGGATCAACAAATGATAGACGGTAACGCAGAGTGTAACGCTCGAGGCGTTACAAAAAGTGCAATAGACCGTATCACTTTTATGGCTGGTTTTGCTGATGCGTTAATTCAGGTTGGATGGCTGGTCGAAAGTGATGGAGTGCTTTCACTACCAAACTTTGAGCGTCATAACGGAAAAAGCTCGAAAAAACGGGCGGTTACAAACGAGAGAGTTACAAAAATACGCGAACTGAAGCGAAAAGGTAACGCTGCCAGCGTTACACAAACGGATCAAAAAGCGTTACCAGAGGAAGAGGAAGAGGAAGATATAAATACTGATCTCCCCCTAAATCCCCCTCGGCAAAAACGAGCGTCTAAACAATTCGAGCCGGAGGCCATTGCTCTGCCCGACTGGTTGCCAGAAACACTCTGGAATGAGTGGGTCCAGTTCAGGCAGGCATTGCGAAAACCGATTCGAACGGAGCAGGGCGCTAACGGGGCGATACGGGAACTGGAAAAATTCCGCCAGCAGGGTTTTACCCCTGAGCAGGTGATTCGACACAGCATCGCCAATGAATACCAGGGCTTGTTCGCGCCGAAAAGTGTTCGGCCTGAGACGTTGCTCCGACAGGTTAACACTGTCTCGTTTCCGGACAGTGCGATCCCGCCAGGCTTCAGGGGGTAACTGACCATGAAAAATATTGCGACAGGCGGCGTTCTGGAACGTATCCGCAGACTGGCCCCGCCACATGTAACCGCGCCATTCAGGACGGTGGCGGAGTGGCGCGAGTGGCAACTTGCAGAAGGCCAGAAACGTTGCGAGGAGATCAATCGCCAGAATCGTCAGTTGCGGGTGGAAAAAATTCTGAATCGCTCCGGCATCCAGCCGTTGCACCGCAAATGCTCGTTTTCGAATTACCAGGTGCAGAACGACGGCCAGCGATACGCGTTGAGCCAGGCGAAATCCATCGCCGATGAACTGATGGTCGGGTGTACAAATTTTGCGTTTAGCGGAAAACCTGGTACCGGAAAAAACCATCTGGCGGCGGCTATCGGGAATCGCCTGCTGAAAAACGGTCAGACAGTGATTGTGGTTACCGTGGCTGATGTTATGAGTGCTCTACACGCCAGCTATGACGACGGGCAATCAGGCGAAAAATTTTTGCGGGAACTGTGCGAAGTGGATCTGCTGGTTCTTGATGAAATTGGCATTCAGCGCGAGACAAAAAACGAGCAGGTGGTACTGCACCAGATTGTTGATCGCCGGACAGCGTCGATCCGCAGCGTGGGGATGCTGACAAACCTGAACTATGAGGCCATGAAAACATTGCTCGGCGAGAGGATTATGGATCGGATGACCATGAACGGCGGGCGATGGGTGAATTTTAACTGGGAGAGCTGGCGCCCGAATGTTGGTCAGCCAGGAATTGAGAAGTAATTTTTACCGGGAGGAAATTTTAATGGAGACCGTTTTTGACGCACTGAAAGCAATGGGAAAAGCCTCTTCCCAGGAAGTGGCAGCACGTCTGGGAATGACCCGGGATGAGGCGATTAACGAGCTGTGGAAACTGAAGCGTCGTGGGGAAGCTGATAACAAGGGCCCGATGTGGTGGTTGACTCAAACCGACGAAAACGCATCTGTAGCACAGGCTTCTAAAGTGACAGCGCAAATGCTGATCGAGGCGATTGAACAGCATGGCCCTAAAGCGGCTGATGAACTTGCACTGATATTCAGAATTACTTCCCGCAGGGTGAACTCATCGCTGGCTATGGCCATCAGCAAAGGTCGTCTGATTCGCGTAAATCAGAACGGTAAATTTCGTTACTGCCTGCCGGACGGTAATTTACCAGCAGAGCCGAAAGTTGTATCGGTAGTGAAAACACCTGGTAAAGGCTTTCCTCAGCCAGCCGGTGTTGCGTTACCAGTACAGGAAGCGGCAACACAGGAAGAAATTAAAACAGATACTGTGGGGGACATTGTGCAGTCACTACCATCGTTCACTGAAACGCGAGCCAATGACCTGATTATACCATCGCTGCAAATGGCAAACCGCGAACTGCGCCGGGCGAAAAGTTATGTCCAGAAGTGGGAGCGAGTCTGCGCCGCGCTGCGTGAGCTGAACAAGCACCAGGATATTGTCCGTCAGATTGTCGATTCCTCCAGTCGTATTGTGTCGGAAAAGTGATTCTAGGGGAGGGCTTATGGCAAAAGTATTAACACAGGAAGAGCGAGAAAAAATTAAAGGGCAGATTGTTGATCTCGTACGCCAGAGTGAGCGAGAGACGTTACGACAACTGGAAGCTAAAACAGGGGCAACCAGATATCTGATAAGTATTCTCGCCAAAGAGCTGGTTTCGAGTGGTTACGTATACAACTCTGGCTACGGGTTATTCCCGTCTGAGCAGGCACGTAAAGACTGGCAAAACGCCAGCAAAAAACTCTCGAGTGCAAAGTCGAAGGAACCGGTTATGGTTGATCCTGACCTTATCTGCTCGTTATCTGACGGAGAAATACGTCGTTACGACAGGCGTCATAATATAATTTGTAGTGAGTGCCGTAAAAGAGAAGTTATGCAGCGTGTACTGGCGTTTTATCGGGGAAACTTTCAAGAGGTGCTGTTGTGAGCCAAATTAATAATCGGAACTTGGTGAAGTGAAAGAGAAAGCATAACCCAAATCTGAATAATTAAATTCAGCACTGTGAATAAAATAGAGTCCTTAACCGGAGGAATTCCTGCACTCTCAAATCATCAGGAGGCCGCCCGAAAAGGCGGTGGAGATAATAATGGAAATAACTAAAGAACGATTATTGGAAATAGCAAATCTTAGTGATGGGGCATTAAGTGATGGGAGAATTATTTCTCCTGATGCTTATGAATCAGTTACAAGTATAGAAATAATAACGATGGCTAGGATGCTTCTTGCGCGATTCAAAAAAGAATATAAAAAACATGTAGATAGCAATGCTAATATATATGATATTTTGGACGGTTGGGGAGCCTGGGCTGTAGCTGAAAATAGTTCTATTGATTGGCAGGAAATAGCTGATAAATATAAAAATGTTGTTCCTCATGGTAAAAAATCACGTCGTCAGTGCAGCAATGATGAAGGGGGTATAATTGATACCTGCATGTTGAGGCTTAAACAATATAGGATAGATGACTATGAGTTAATTATCGCTCATTTTGTTATGGGAGTTTCATTGCGTTGTTTAGCTAAGATAAACGAATGTTCAGATGGTAAAATAAGGAAAAAAATGCAAATGGCAATGGGATTTATTGCAGGTTGTATCTATTACCGTTGATTTTTTAAGGCGAGTTTCTCTCGCCTTAAATTAACTACAGTAACTATTGATTAAGTGAGAACTGAGCCAAGAGGTAATTGCATTCGTAGCATGTTCATCAAGCATTGAGAATCCTAATATGATCATTATAAATGAAATCAGCAAAGTCAGAATCACAACGAATGTGGCTATAATCTGATAAGCTTTGTATGCCTCTCTTAATGGTGTGACTGCAAGATTCTCATAGTCAGTATCATCAAGAAAACCATATAGTTTATCTCTCCAGACTAGCCTAGTATTATCAAGTATCTTAAAGTAATTTTTATTTATGAAGAGAGTTGTAACCTGAGATATAAAAATATATATAGATAACGCGAAGAACATATATGGGAATATGTTATTGGTTATATTAATCTTTGATGCGTCTAGCGCATATTTTATTGCAAATAGACTTATAACCAGAGCCAGATCTTTCCAAAGAGCGGATGTGATGTCTTTAGACTGACTTATTATTTTTTGCGTGTCTTCAGCTAAGGTTTTCCTTAGATCGGACAGAGATTTAATAGTCTCTCTGCTGCTAGCGCGAATGTGGGCCTTATATAGTAATTTTGCTGACTCAAAGGCCATAGGGAGTTTTTTTGGTAAACCCTCACAGAAGGATACATACTCTGGCCATTCTCGTGCTAACTCACTTGTGAAGAAAGTATGTTTGAGTTCAATCTCATTGCCCTCAATAAAGATCCAGTTTATTACAGTTTGTAAAACTGAATAGTCGGAAAGCAGAATGTCTGGATCTCCATAAATTAATTTTTTTGGTGGCTTTCCAGTTAAACAAATTGATTTCTTTTCATCTGCTAATAATTCATTAACGAGAGTGCGACAAAGCATATTGCAGGAAACTTGTAACCATTTTTTGAAAAAGTTGTCCTCTGCCTCAGGCATTTTATAAAGTACCCAAGGAGCTATATCAGATGCAGGCATGAACTCACTAGAATAGAATTTAACGTAGCTCTGTAAATTGATTGAAGTTCGTACGGTTTCATTAGGTTCAATTTTTTCTGGAGCATGGTTCCATGGCTCAACAGAATATCCTAAAGTTTCAAATCCATGTTTCAAACCGAGAATATTCACTTTATTGGTTATTGATACTAAATCATCATTGTGTAGAAAAACATTCCACCCTTCGAGCGTAAAAATATACCTGTTATTTTCGAATGCAATGCATTTTAGCGTAATGTTAAGTTTATCACCTTCACTGCATGACGATGGTTTTACTTCATCATTACAGTCATCTTTAACAGTAATTTCAATCCAATTTGGTACGTTTTCGTAAACGTACTGCCAAAGAATGAGTGCATCTTTGTCCATTTTGGCAGAAATTAGAACGCGCGCAGAATCATTTTTTATTGATTCTGATGCCAAAAATTCAGGGTCTTTCCTTGACGCCTGTATAGACTCATCGATTTTTTGAAGTATCGATGTCATCAGTAATAATCCTCGCAGTAGTAACAATAATTTGTTTTCGCCCATCATCTAAGTTTCTTATTTCTGGACGGTCATCTTCATTATAACTAATTACTACACTTTCTGCAGTTTCAATTTTTCGTCTTGGTGGTTTATGAATGCCATCTGCTTTTATAGTAAAGGATTCGCCTTCAATACCAGCATTTTTTGTTTGAGTTTTGAATGTGTTGAGAATTGGTGATTTTTCATCTAACGGCCCAAAAATGCTGGTCAATAACGGAGAAGCATCTTCAGGATTATATTCGAAATCAGCTCTGCTTAAAACTTCATATATTTTATTTACGCCGCTTTTTTGAATTGACTCTGGCAATAATTCTTTATGCCTTTTGAAGGTTATTTTCAGCGCATCAATAAGCTTATTGCAAAGTTCAATTTCAGAGTTGACTCTTTTAACATTTAAGAAGCCTTTAAAATATCCTGAAATATTGGTTCTTTTACTCCTGTCTTTTACAATAACTTTCCCGCCTTTCCCACTTGGATCAAGTTGAATTAACGCTATTTTTTGCATTGCCTCAGCTTTTTTTACGAAAGTTTCATGAAATCTTTCTAAAGTAGGCATTTGTTCTTCAGATAACTTTTCGTCAAGAACATAACGAACCACATCTTCATTATCGTATTTTATAATTGCATAGAATTTTTCCTTATCTGAAACCAATTCAAATAAGAAAAAGCATCCCATACTCGTGTTACCGCTAGAATGGTGTGACTGAAAATCACTGGCCAGTAGCTTCGATTGTTCTGTAAAACAATTAGCTTCAGCATCTGCTTTATCTCTAATGATACGCAGGATTCTTTCGGTATTTGAATTCTCCAGAAAAGTGAAAAGATTTCCTTTCAGTGAAGATTTGATACGTTCAAGAAAAAAATCCACATGCTGAACTGGTTTTATTTCTTTGAGAAGTGTCGGTGCTTCAAGATTCTTACCTACAACGTGAAAGATCATTTTATTAATGACTAAATTTTGTACGTCTTGTTCAGAAAGGAAACTCATCCTGACTCCATAATCAAGCAGATTAGAACTATGACTAGTCTAGTATATGCATCTTTTGGTGCGTACGCAAAAGTTCTTAAACTCAAAATGTTATCGCGGATAGATCTTTGTAGAGTCAGTGATTGGCGCAGGTAGGTGGTAACAGCAGACAAATAGCTGCGGATACTTGAGGCTATCTGCCTCGGGCATGAACATCAAAGGCAGATAGAGAAAAGCCCCAGTTAACATTACGCATCCGGCAAGACGCTTAACATTAATCTGAGGCCAATTTCATGCTTTGCACATGTAGGTTAGCCTCTTACGTGCCGAAAGGCAAGGAGAAGCAGGCTATGAAGCAGCAAAAGGCGATGTTAGTCGCCCTGATCGTCATCTGTTTAACCGTTATAGTGACGGTACTGGTAACGAGGAAAGACCTCTGCGAGGTACGAATCCGAACCGACCAGACGGAGGTCGCTGTCTTCACAGCTTACGAACTTGGGGAGTAAGAGGACCGGCGGGGAGAAATCCCCGCAACCTCTGATGTATTATGCATCCTCAACGCAGCCACAGTTAACCTGATTGGCGGGTTTATTTCATCTGTAAATATATTTATAAAAATAATGCCCACGCACAGCATAAAACAAAAAGTATTACAGATAAAAAAGGAACGTAATGTGCAGATTTGTTGTTTTCCATATTTACTCACCTTAATATGATTAACCCTGATAGGGTTGTTATTTCAGCGGTTTTCAAATGAGATATTATGGTGATCTGACAAATTTGCATAACATTAAAATTTAATTTGTTTAACCGCTTTTAATAATAAGCGTTGTTTGTATCCCAGCAATCTGTTGTTTGGTTTTTATTCCATTAAGGTGGGGGCTTTACACTGGAGCCAGTTTATTTATACTTCATACGTCAGCCTGAACAACTGGCATCTGCTGCGCTGCGCCATCGAGAGATTGAGAAATGGCGCATATACAACTGGTCAAACAAACCTCTTCCGGATTACTTCTCCCGGCGACGCCGGAGAGTTGTGATTTTCTGCATCAAATCAAAATAGGCGAGTGGATACACGCAGACTTTAAGCGTGTGCGTAACTACGCATTCCACAAGCGTTTTTTCAAACTCCTGCAACTGGGATTCGATTACTGGACTCCGGTCGGTGGGGCGATCACGCCTCGCGAACGAAAACTGCTGTCTGGTTTCGTTGATTACCTGTGCGAATCAGTTGGTCGGGAACACACGCCAGCCCTGAGTGATGCCGCAGAGCAATATCTGAATACAGTTGCGACACGCAGAACCCGGGATACGGCATTGTTAAAGTCGTTTGAGGCTTTTCGCGAGTGGGTAACCATTCAGGCTGGATTTTACACCGAACATTTTTATCCGGACGGTAGCCATGGGCGTCGGGCGAAATCCATCGCTTTTGCGAATATGGACGAAACCGAGTTTCAGCAGGTTTATAAATCTGTTCTGAATGTGCTGTGGAACTGGATTCTGTTCCGTAAATTTTCCTCTCCGGAACAAGTCGAAAATGTGGCCGCGCAGCTGCTGGAGTTTGCGTAATGGTGGATTTACGTAAAGCGGCGCGGGGGCAGATGTGCACCGTCAGAATTCCTGGCTACTGCAATCACGATCCGGAAACGTCTGTGCTGGCGCATTACCGACTGGCGGGAACGTGCGGAACAGCGACAAAACCACACAATATGCAGGCGGCGATTGCCTGTAGCTCATGCCACGATCTAATCGACGGGCGGGTAAAAACCATCGATTACACCAAAGAAGAATTACGCCTGATGCATGCAGAAGGTGTTCTTCGCACACAAGAAATCTGGAGAAAGGAGGGATATTTATGATTTACCCAACGAATACAGGAAAAAGCGGAGAACACCTTCGTCTCACCACGCTGGAAAGTGTCTGGATTCAGGGAAAACTACGTATGTGGGGGCGCTGGTCGTATATTGGCGGCGGTAAGACGGGGAATATGTTCAACCAGTTGTTGGCCTCTAAAAAGCTGACAAAAACGGCAATTAACGAGGCGCTCCGGAGGATGAAAAAAGCAGGTCTGAACAAGTCTGAACTTGAGGCTTTTTTGCGGGATATGATTAACGGTAAGCAAAAGAGCTGGCTGGCGCATTGTACTGATGCAGAGGCGTTATGTATTGATCGGGTCATAAGTGAGGTGCTGGCAGAGCATCCAGGATTGATTAGCGTCCTTCGGCAACGGTATGAGGGGCGGGGGATGACCAAACGCAAAATGGCTGAATTGCTAAATGATGCACACCCAGAGTGGTGTTTTAGCACATGCGAAAAGCGAATTGCTAATTGGTTGGCCGTTGCTGAGTATGCGCTATACATTCCCATGCGAGAATCATTCGCTCAAAAAACGGCTTGATTTTTTACGCATAAACTGCTTCAATTTTGCTACGCTTCGCAAAGCTGTATCGCGAGGCGAATCAAGCGCAATTAAACTTTAATAGAACCCGCCATCGAGCGGGTTTTGTTGTTTCTGTGGTGTGATATCAGAAACGATATTTAATCATCGCCTTCAAAATAAATTTATTTATATGTTGTTGTATATATTTTAAGTGAAAGTGAATTATTCACATAAAATAAAAACATATAAATAAATTTACATAACTTGACGCAAACTGTTGTTGCGATTGGAATATTAAATCGTATCATCGAAAACGGTTCTGAGGGGGAACTCTTCTTTGAACGGTGATATCGCTCCCCTGAAGAACCAATGCCGACTTAGCTCAGTAGGTAGAGCAACTGACTTGTAATCAGTAGGTCACCAGTTCGATTCCGGTAGTCGGCACCATATGCGGGTATCGTATAATGGCTATTACCTCAGCCTTCCAAGCTGATGATGCGGGTTTGATTCCCGCTACCCGCTCCAGCATTTGAAACAAGCCTTATTGTATTACGGCACTGGCGTATTTTTTTATTACGTGGGAGCAGGTTGTTTTGAAAAAGCATTCTGTTCTCTGGCTATGATTTGAGGCCGGGTGTAGCCTCAGTGCTGATTTTTTTACGGCAGCAGAATGGTGCATTATCGGTGGAGATTTTGTATTTCCTGGCAGGGTCGGTGATGCATCATTCTGGTGTTGTAAATCGCACCACAGAGGCGCTCCTCAGTGCGAGGGTGGTTTAAAGAGTCGGTTTAGCGGGAAACCACAGTATCCATACAGCACGGAATACTTCGGGAGGCACCCGACGCCTCGGTTTAATAACAATTAAAAAATTCATCCCTTGCATTGACCAACCGCCATATCTGGCGGTTTTTTTTATTCCTTTCTCAGGACAAAAAAAGACACGAGCATCCAGGAATACTCGTGGGACAACGTCCTTTAGATAGCAATTTGCGAGAGGGTGAAAAGTAGCGCGGTCGTCGGATTAAGACCGCGGGACAAAGTCCATGAAGAATAATAAGTATTGGCCCCCTTCTGGGGACATGTTCATACTACTAAGCTTCAGAAGTGGTTTAAATCATCAAATTAACCTTAATTTTCGATAAGTCTTATTTCATTTCTTTGCGCCACATCTGGCGCGCATCAAATAACGCCACGCAAAGGGCATCTGCGGATGCCGGTGCTTTTGACGGGGTGTTTTTTACGGGCCGCTGGTGGCCATTTTTTGTTTCCATTACACAGCGCCCGCATCTGCGAGGTGGGGGTTATGAAATCCATGGATAAGTTAACAACGGGTGTCGCCTATGGCACCTCCGCAAGCAGTGCTGGCTACTGGTTTTTACAGTTGCTCGATAGAGTAACTCCGTCACAGTGGGCTGCAATCGGTGTGCTGGGTAGTCTGGTTTTTGGCCTGCTGACGTACCTGACAAACCTTTATTTCAAGATTAAAGAAGATAAGCGCAAGGCTGCGAGAGGTGAATAATG